CAAGAATTATTATAACCTTTTGCTACTTCATATATGATACTTGGAAATAGCATTGGTTTAATTTCATTGTTTCTATATTTTGCTACTACTTTATAAGGAAAATTTGTAATATCAAAAACAATAAAAGCGGAGTAGTCATTACCAAGACCCCGAGCAACATCTACAGTTATAAGATAATTATTTTCTTCTTTGGGATTTTCATAAATGTCTAATCCAGCATTTCTCTTGATTGGATCTTCATAAACAAGATTTCTTAATTTTGCAGGATTAATTAGAGTATTGACAGAACCTAAAAACTCACAATTATGCGATACTACATCATTGGAATAGTAAAGATTATCTTCACCAACATCAAGTAAATCATAAAGATATATTCCTTCTTCTACAATTTCATTATAAACTACTTTTTTTCCTTGTAAAAAATCATCAACTTTGATTGACGATGCTTTAATTTGCTCTTCCCCAAAAGAATGATTATCAGAGCATTTTATTTCAGATCCGTCATCAAATATGATCCAATGATAAAAAGGTTTGTATACTTTTTGAATTCCAGAAAAAGATTTAAATCCACTTGGAGTTTTTACTCTAATATTTTTATTAAGTTTAAACATTTTCCCAACACTCTTTTAAAATAATTCTTTTTATTCCTTGTGGAGTTAAATTATAATCTTCTGCATATTCTTTACAAAATGCTTGGATATATGATAATTTTCTACCATTTTTCATAACCATACCAACATTTTGCAAATCTGGTTTTTCACTATATAGTTTTCTTATTTCTTTTATCTGCTCATCATTTATTTTTCTACTAAAAACTCTACCCTTTCTAGATTCAATCATTTTTTCTATAGTTTCTTCAGAAAAGCAATTTTTTATTCCTTTATTCCAAGGAATATTACCTTTTTTTACCCCGCCAACTCCTTTCCTCTCATAATTATCAAATCCTTCTCCACCAGTGGACTTGTTCCATCCATTTTTAAAAGTATCAAATTTTTTTATGTAAAAAATTTCTGTTTCTTTTGCTTTTTCTGAAATATCTATCTGCTCACTTATTTCAAAGATATGTGGAGGTTTATTTCTCCTATGTTCTCTTTTTCTAGCATTTAAATTTTGAGTTTGTCCAACATATTTGACATCTCCATTTAAGTCTTTAAGAAAGTAAATATAATACATTTTTTTAATTATTTATAATCCAAAAAACTCACATTCGTTCGTATAAATTTTCCATAGAAATTTTTTGAGGAATATTATCCGCATCCAAAATTTCTACGCTTGTATCTCCACTTAAACACTCAAATTCCACCTTAAACTGTTGTTCAGAAGTGTTTGCAATCGTAGATGCCTTCCAATTTTCGTCTCTACCAGGCACTTCGGACCAATGGACATCAGTTGGCACATATTCGTTCTTGCCACGTTCTGCGTCATGCCACATACGGTAGAAGTGATTCATACCTCGTGGCGTTGAAACTATAATAACTTTTGTGCTTTGTCCCGAAGAAATTGTGGGATAAACAGATGCAAAGAAGTCATCAGCAATATGATTTGGAATAAACGCAAATTCGTCCAAGAAAATGATGTTGTAGGATCCACCACGAACAGCAGATGCTGATGTGGATGCTGCCATAATTTTGGATCCATTTTCTAATTCTAAACTTCCCCTATTCCATTGAAGAACACCTTGCTGCATCCATTTTGGTAGATTTTCATAAGCAAGTTGCAATCTTTGAAGAAGATCTCTTGCAGTTGATGCTTTGTTGGCAAGAATTGCAATATTTACATTGTCATTATATAGGGCATAGTGTAACAGATAAGAAACCACAGTGGTTGATTTACCAGTCTGTCTAGGCATCTTACAGATATTAAATCTGTTCTTATGGAAATTAGATACAAGTTTTTCTTGGAATGGATACATTTTAAAAGGAACCAATCCATGATCAAGAGAAACAATTTTGATATAATTTTTAGCAAAATATACGGGGTCTTCTTTACACTTCAAAAATTCAACAATCTGATCCTCAGTCCATTGAATTGTCGTATTTGCTTTCTTTAGATTGGGATTAGAAAGATAAGCGTCTTTTTGTTTAAGTTGAATATCTTCAATTGGCATAATATTTTAGTTGCAATTCCAGCGACGAAGTGCTTTATTGATTCTTGAATCTGGATCTCTTGCAGTTTTTGCAGAAGTCAGTTTGGATTTCATTCCAGACATACGACTACAGAAACTCTTACGACGCTTTGCTCTTTTTCCTTTTGGACTTTTTTCTGTTACTGCAGTTTGAAGTTTAGAACCTGGATTTTCACGACGATATGCCTTAACTGCAGCAGGACTTAATCCATCAGTTTTATCTTTGCGATTGACTGACTGCCAATCTTCCATAAATTGATTAAAAGTTTTTGATTCTTTTCTAATTTTCTGTATGGCATTATCATACCTTTCACCACCAATGGGTGAAGTTTTTCTTTCACTATCAAGTGCTTTATCAACAGCAGGTTTAACAAACTTTTTCATGAGATATGGTGCAGCGGCAGCGGCAGCAATTCCACCAGCAACTAAAGTGGGAGCAATTTCATCAAGATTATTTTGCTCTTCTTTCATTTCTCCACTATCAACATAATCTGCTGCAGAATCCAGATAATCTGCTGCTTTTGTAATCTTTGATTGAACCCACGCCTCTACATTTCCTTCACCTTTCATTTTTCTACGAAGTCTTTTTGCTGCAGAGATAATCGTAGAAATTTCCGAACGAGCCATTGAATGCTCGTGATCATATGACTCCGGAAAGTTGCCAGGATGGACTGTTGCAATATTATATTTTTTTTGATTTGGCGAAAGTGGTGCTGGAAGAGAAAACATATCCCAATACTTAGGACCGTATTTACATTCCGCTCTTGTTTCACATTTATCACATTTTGGACAATATCTTATCATTTCAGTTTCCTCTTTGACCGGAACACAATTTGGGACCATTTTCTTACCTTTCTTCTTCATACCTTTTGCTTCGTATCCATCCCAACACGCTTCACTTTTGGTTCCCCAGTTTGCAGCACCAACTTTACGACACTTAACAAGTGCTCCAGACGCATATGCACTTGGCCAAACTTTATATCTGGATTTAACTTTTTTATAGCAAGCGTCTTTTTCTCCAGCAGCCTCTTGAGTTACCATTTTTGCTTTACCTGATCTATTTGGATTTGGATCTTCTTTACGTTTTTTAGCAGATCTTTTATTTCTCTCTTCCTTGTCCATTGAAGCACGATCATCAGGATCTCTACAATATGGTTTTGTTGTTTGTCCCGGTTGTTTTGCACAAGGTTTTCCATCATACTTACCACCTGTTTGAACCCAACCACCATCGTCAAACCATCTGTCTAATCTACCTTTATAATCCTTTGCTTTAATTCCATCAGTTGCTTCTTTTACATCTTTAAACTTTTTATGTTCTTTTTTAGCAGATGCTTCCATTTTTTTTAGACGAGTATAATAATCTGGTATTTCATCTAAATGTTGAAGAGCAATTTCTTTTGCTAGTTCATGATTTTTAGTATGCTCATGTTCAATTGGATCACCCATATCCAATTGCTTTTGAATAAAAGAAACATCCACACGATGTTTCTTTGCAATTTGCTCCACCGTATTATATGGTTTCAATTGCTCATTCATTTACTAAAACCTATTATTCTTTATTATTTAGAAAACCTTGCTTGAGTAATTTTGAAAGTTCTGATGTTGATCCAACAAAAACCGCATTGTTTGTTACATTATTGGTTGTCTTGACAGATTCATCTTCAACTTCTTTAAGTTTTTTCTGTAAATCTATAAGTTTATCAGTAACATCACCAACATTTTTGATAAGTTGACCAGCAACTTCATATGCTCTTGGACTTCCACCTTCCCCAGCAAGTTCCATTATTCCATTGATTGCTTCCTGCCCCTTTTCAATTAATGAATAAAGATTTGCCCGTGTATATTCATAATCTTTTTGAATATCATCCACTTTTAAAGGAGATATTTTTAATTCTTCTTTAACTTTTTCTACTTCAACAATATTACTTTCAATATTAAGAGCAGAATCTAAATTATCAAATGTATTACTCATAACGTATCAAATATCCCTTTGTTGTGTTGGACTATATGTTTTGGAATCTTCAAAACTTTGCCAGACTTCATTAAATCCAAAATCATCTTCTGGATCTGCATCAATTGGATCGGGTGTAAGTGTATATCTCATTTCCCTCTTTGCAATTGCTGCATCAGTTGAATTATAGTAATCAACCTGTACCTTACGAATAAGACCATCTGTAGAGTCGGCAATTGGACCGAACAGATAAGTTTTTACTGTAAAGTTTAGAGTGTAAATCAATATTCTTCTTGTTGAAAAATCTCCTTCATAATCATCGGTAAAAGATATATTATCTAATACAATAGGAATGTCTCTTTTTTCACCAATTGAATCTATTAAATCTACTGTTAGATTGAATGATGGTTGAAAATATGGTAATATTTGCTCAACGACTTGTAAAGCATCATCTTGCAACTTGGTCATTATATTTAATTGAAATCCAATATTGTATGGAACTGGAAGATAAACCTTCTTTAGATTAGTACCATCAGATGCTTTAAATGTTTGAGTAATATTTGCTTTTCTAGTAGCGTCATATTGAATAGATGTCATCTCAAAAGACATTCTAGGCAATGTCATAGCAATTGGTTTATTTAATTCGGGTTGCTGCTGCAATCTTGCAAGAAACTTTTGAATAGGACCATATGCTAAAGCAACTTTCATTTCACTAATACTATCACCAGAAGAATCTTTATGTCTTATATAAATGTCATTAAAAACTGTGCCAAATGCGGTGACAGTTCTTCTTATAATTTCGTGATAATAGTATGTTCCTAACGTTTTTCTATACCTGATTATTCAAAACATTTTTTTAAATGAACTCTATGAAATGCTTGTGTTGTTGTTTCTTTTTTGCAACCTAAACAGGAACATTTTCTTTTTGAGGTTGGGTAATGCTTTCCCAATTTAGCATTTCTGTAATTTTCTTTTTGTTTTTCAGTCCTTCTTTTACCTGTATTTATCATTTTGGATCTT